ATACACCCGAACACGACGGCAGAAAAGCCGTTTTGTCAGTGACGTATAAGGCAGAGCCTTTTTCGGAATTGATATTTGACGCTCTGAACGGACCTTGCCTTGACACCGATATATCACTTGATACCGAAATTCCAATAGGTCAAGACGAGTATTTGACATTGAACGGTAGCGGTACATACAAAAACATACCGAATATCGGTGATGTACACGTCAAACCGATTATAATGGTAACGGATGCAACAAGTCCGTTTACCATAGGCAATAACGGTAAGAGTATCACTGTTAATTACACAGGCGACATAGTTATCGACTGCGAAAAAGAAATAGTTTATAGCGGAAATACAAGCCTTATGGCATATGCAGAGGGTGAGTTTTTTGAACTTGCTCCCGAACTGGATAACACGATAACGGTAACAGGCGGTGGAGTTGTACAGATAAATTACACGCCTAAATTTTTGTACGACGTAGATTTTGATAATATGAAATGGAGCGAATAATATGGCTTTTAAATTACACGAATGGAACGAAACAGACTTCACAGGCGGTTGCCTTGCGTATCTTAACAAAGCGTATGAAGTGGCGGTGTTCGAGGGATTGCAGGAAACGCACACAGTTTCTTTTAAATACCCTATGAAAGACGAAAAATCGGAGCTTATAAAAGAAAATCGTATAGTATCGGTTGAAGGACAAGCATACCGTATTACATTTGTAAAGCGAGATTACAGCGGTTCAAGAATTATGACGGTGAAAGCTAACCGAATATTCTATGATGACGCACTTCATCATCACTTGCCGACAATCGGCAACGATACGGACGTGACAAAATCAACAATAGGTGTTGACCCGTACGACGTTATAAAACTTGCGATAGCCGATACAAAGTTTGAGCTTATACCCGACAGTGAACTTAAAGAAATGGGTATGACGAGAATAGGAGCAGACGGTGTTAAAATCGACTTTTACCCGACCGATAAGATAAATACATATGATGTTATACAAAACGTCATAGAGGCTTACGGCAGGGGCGAAATATACTATGATAATTACCGATTTGCGGTTGTGGAGCGTATCGGTAAGGATAACGGCGTGAGAATGTCAATAAAAAAGAATATGACAAGTCTTTCAGTCGAGAGAAACACACAAGAGCTGACGACAAGACTGTATATGTACGGCAAGGACGATTTGACGATTTCATCTGTAAACGGCGGTAAGCCGTACATTGACAGTAAAGAGGGTATCGAGAAGTACGGTATTCGTGAGGCGTACCGAGATTACAGCGATTACGATGACCCCGAAAAGCTAAAGGCGTTTGGTGAGTGGGACTTAAAGGGTGAGGGTAACGAGTTCAGACTTGACCGCCCTCAACTGACAATCACGGGTGACGTGGTTGATTTGAGTAAACTTGCCGAGTACGGTGATTTTTATAAAATTGCGTTGGGTGATACAGTACACGTTTTTGAAGATAATATCGAACATAAACAGCGAATTGTATCAATGACGTATTATCCATACAGCGCAAAACAACCGTCAGTTACAATCGGTCAGCCTACATTGGCTAATGCGTATTACCACGCGTGGTATATGGGTAAGCTGATTAAAACTATTCAGAAAAATTCAGGCAGAGCGAATAAACTGAAAACAAGCTATTTTCACGGTACGGTGAACAGTACCCAAAACCCCGTTGAATCAGATAACAAAAAACTGCTGTTAGACGGTGATTTGCTATATATCGAAGATAATAAGGGCAGACGAAGAATAAACCTCGGAAATATGGACGGTGCGTTCGTTTTTCAGATATTCAATCAGTTGTCGGAGAAAACCATTGAAATGGACGATGACGGTAATGTTACTATAACAGGTGTATTTGCCACAGGCACAGACAAAAAGGCAAGAACAGTTATAGATAAGAACGGTATTCAAAGTTACGACGCTGACGGCAATAAGTACGGATTGTGGTGTAATGCACCGAGCAGTAATGGTCGAAGATATGCCGATTTAATATTGTATTATAACGGAAAAGTGGTTTTCCAAGTATATAACAGTATCAGTGAAGCATATATACAATTACAGGGAAATACTATCTTATATGGTGGCAACGGAGCAACACATGGTGTAGGGCAGTGGAAGTTTGAGCAAGGAGCAAACGGAACATTTCAAACCGCAGACGGAAAAACTGTAACAGTTTCGGGAGGACTTATAACGGGAATTTCATAAAAGTATTTACAAAAATCTTCCTTTGTGGTACAATTTGGGTATCAAAAGGGAGGTTTTTATTATGAAAAATATCAAGAGTTTTATATGCGGTATGCTTGTTATGGGTGTTATATCGTGCGTGGGAGCATATGCGACTGATGTATGGCAAAATATAAACGTTTTGCCGAATACAATAAAAGTTGTTGTGGACGGTAAAGAAGTACAAGAGGATAACTTCCTGTACAATGATACAACGTATTTGCCTATAAGAGCAGTAAGTGAGGCATTGGGAAAAGACGTTCAGTATGATGCACAAACAAGCACCGCCACAATATCAGAAAAGAAAGAAGATGATAATATGGCAGTAGCAAGTAAATATACACCACCGGCAGAATATATAAACAACGACCTTTATATAGTTCAAAAAGACGGAGTGTATTATGTGTCATTAGGTTTTATATGGGATATGACGGAAAATACAGATTGTAAGCCCGAATACGACTATGATACAAGAGAGGTAAAAATATCAAAGGATAAAAAAGAAATATATTCGTGCCAAGCACTTTTGGTAGAGGATAGAAGTGTTATCCCGTACGACCAATTTGTCGACGAGATACAACCGTTATTGAAATAAGAAAGGGTTGTTTACATATGAAAAAATATTTATCTTTGATTGTAATGATATTCGCCATAGGTTGTTTATGTGCCTGTGGTTCGGTATCCTCAAATGAAGTGTCAATATATGATACTTCGACAGGGAAAACAATATCTGTAGGCGATACAAAGGAAGAAGTCGATGAGGCTTTGGGAACACCTAAAGAAGAAATGAATTATAGTGAATATGAGGATAATCTTCATATTACATACCTAAATAAAAAGGTAGAATATATGTCTGTGGACGTACAACATACAAAAAGTTGTCCGAGCAATGACGTTAATCATTCACGATACCAACTGAAAAAAGGAAATATAACTGCTGAAAGTACGTTAAATGAGTTTAAACAAATTTATAAACAATCCATTTCTGATAATATTCAAAATCAGACTGAAATTTATGAAAAAAAGCCTAATGGCAGATATAAAAAATTAGATATTTCGACAGTCGATGAAATATATGATTATCCCGACACCAATAATATATACGGTGTAGCCGTTGGAGTTCCGTTTGATTGCGGTGATGAAGATAAAATTATATCTATTGAAGTAGGTCAAATTGACAGACTGATGTATGGAGCAAGTTTTGGAAACGAACTGTCGGACAATCAGAAGAATTGGAAAACAGGTTATGAATCATTAAGTGATGAAGAACTACAATCAACAAAAAAACAGTTAGAACAATTAGAAGAACAAGAAAAGTACATATCCAATATTGCAGATAAATCTAATAATACTGCTGAAAGTATTAAAAGTATCGACAGACAACTTGCAAACAGTAAGGATATGGATAATGTAGAATTGGAAATAAAAAAACGAGAAAGTAACAAATAAACATTAAAGCACGTCTTGCGGCGTGCTTTTTTCGTACCAAAAATAAGAGGTGACATAATGTACAGACGAATACCACCATAGCACGCTTACGGCGTGTTTTTTTAATACCAAAATCCCAATCAATTACGATTAGAAAGGAATGATAAAATGAAATTAAATTTTAATTTTAGCGGTAAAACGCTGTTAAAGGATTGGTGGGAGATTGTTCGTGATAATTTCACGGCAATTCAAACCGACCACAACACACTGTCCAATAAATTGGACACAGAAATAACGCAACGCACCAACGCTGATGTAGGTTTGGCGGATAAAATCACCGCCGAAACCAAAGCGAGGGAAAGTGCGGATAGTTCGTTGCAAAAAAATATTAATGATGAAACGAAAAACAGGCAGACGGGCGACAGTGAATTACAACAGAAAATATCAGCCGAAATCACCGAAAGACAGACGGCAGACAGCAAAAAGGCTGACAAAACAGAGTTGTACGGCACTGATGAAACAACGAAACATACAATCACGCACACATTGACTACATCTGATTTTGTAATAAACATCACAGCCTACGATACAGGTACAGTTAAAATACCTGCCGAAACGGTACATTCAAAAATCCTATTGAACGGTAGCCCAATGCCTGCGGTAGATGTAATAGGTACGTTTAATTGTAGCAAATCGGAAGAGGACCACGGCGATAAGTATGTCGCTATAGCATATTCGCCTAATACAGGTAAATTGGATATTGATGTTGTAGATATAGATTGTGCGCCGACTGACGCTGACGCTATCGCTGAAATAAACATTCAATATCAAAGAGCGGAAATTACAAAAATGTATCATTTGTCGCACATTTTTTACGGTATCAGTAACCTAAATAACCTAAAAACCGATAATAAAAATTCATTTTTGGCGGCGGTCAATGAAATTGCAACAAAACTGACAACTGAAATTTCAGACAGAGAGGGCGCAGAGCATTCACTGAATGAAAAAATCAGTACTGAAATTTCGGACCGACAGGCGGCAGACAATGAGTTGAAAGCAAAAATATCAGATATAAATACAGAACTGACGACGGATAACCTGTTTTATGATTTATCTAAATACGTCAACAGTGACAACACATTAGTCACTGACGACAGCGGTGTACAGTATTTGTCATATTCGGGTTCGTTTGAAAACGGAACGTATTTGTATCACAATTTTGTTGTTGATAATTTCCGCCGTAAACCGAAAACGGAAACCACATTAAAATTGATATTTAACGTGGCATCACGTCATATTGCTGGAACAGACTGCGACAGTGGCGGTTTGAATATAGGTGAAACAGACGTATTGATCACATACACTGATACAACAACAGAAACATTCGGACAGTCATATTACACAGTAACCGATACAGGTGATAAAACAATCACGATAAACGGCACATCAGAAACGTATAAAACAACAAAATTTAAAATTGAAATCCCTGTAAACAAAGAAATTAAATCAATTTCATTCCAAATTATATCGGATAACTTTTATACAAACGGTGACACGACGGGAAATGCGTGTAAACAGAAAACATTAATACAGTCGGCTGTTTGTTATGATGATGAATGTGTAGCGGTATTACGTGATGATATTAACGCGAATACATCAAAAATTACTGCCAATACAACAAAAATCACCGAAATTGATAAAACAGTTACAGACATTTCAAAAAATCAAATATTTGTCGTGTGTGACGGCGACCACGACGAATTAAAATTACAGGCGGCGATAGATAGCGCGCCGTATAAAAGTATTATATATCCTGTAGGTGAATTGTGCGTTATCACAAATGCAAATATGAAGTCGGGTTACGGAATGACGGGAACTAATAACGGTGTGGCAATTCCGTTGAAGGGCGGTATGTCGTTAGACGGTTCGATGTGCGATACAATTATGTTCAAAAACACAAATCCTGCTGAAAAACAGTATATTTTCCATTTGCCGGATGGCGCTAAAATGCAAAATGTAAAATTTACAGAGGACACGGACACTGTAACGGCGGACACGGTTAATCCGACAGTATTATTAGCGCAAAGTAGTTCACAGATAATATCCTGTACATTCTATGATATATTTAGTACACATCAATTTGGTGTATCAACGTTTGAAATGAGCAACGTTCTGTTTTTGAACAACGTCATAGATACGTTCGCAGGCGCACCGGCAAATAATTTGACAAATGAAATAAAAATCGCAGGCAATTCGTTTGTTATGGGTAACAAATTTTTGAATTTCACGCAAAAAGAACAATCGTTAGGATATATGCTACAGGCGTCAACCGTTATATTTGTAAACAATTATATGTCCGGTTTTACAAATTGCAGTATTGATTTAGGTAAAAAAATAGTAGGCAATATATTTAAAACGTTTACTGATTGCAGTATCGATATAAATGGCGAAATTTCGGACAATGAATTTGCAGCAATTACACAGAACACAAAAACACCGTTTATATACACCAAGGGGATTACATTAATCAGCGGAAACAGAATGCCTGTTATAAAAATTAATTCCGAATATATCGATTTTATCGAATGCGGAAATTATGCCGTTATATGCGGAAATTATATGCACATTTCCGCAGGCCCTACGTCGGGACAGTGTAATCTAATATCAGCCAGCAGTCAGACGCTGATAGCAGATAATATATTTAGGACAACGGCGTCTGTAACGGCAAATGCTGATTTTTCAATTATATACAGCGACGGTAAAACAGTAGTCAAAAATAACGTGACAAATGCCGTATCAATCGGAACGTTCGGCGATACGTGCGTTGTTGACGGAAATGTGACAGGGTGGTGATATTATGTACAAATTTTATAGTAAAAACGGAACAGCGTATTTCTATGAACGCGGTGTCGAAATTGACGGCACGGTGTACGGAATACAAAAAGATAGCGACATATTACGTATAAAACGTAATATTATACGTCAAAAACGTAATATTTCTGATAAAAACGAAGATTTGTTGAGCGGAAGTGTAAATTTACCGGATAACAAATTCGCCGAAGCTGATAACGATTTCGATATGGACACAGAAATTGCAAAAATTCAACATACAGACGTTACGTTTGAACAACCTACAGCGGAACAGTTGGAGCAGATACAGGCGAAAACATTTGACAGTATGTCGGAATTAAAAAAGCACGTTCAGTCGATTGTGGACGGTGAATTAACACAGGACGCAATCAATGCAATGCTGTTACTACAGATTGCAGAGTTAAAGGCAGGTGTTGACGGTGAATAAAACATTGATACGTAAATACTATCAAATGGGTATTTACAAAGAAAAACATTTAGATATATTCGTCAAAGCGGGATATATCACAGTGAACGAGAAAAAAGAAATTATGGAGGGCTGATATGGAGGCAGAAAATGAAAAAGAAGTATGGGAGCGTCTGACTGCCGTAGAGCAGTCCACCAAGTCGGCACACCACAGAATTGACGGTATCGAAAAACTGACAGAAAGTGTTCATATAATTGCTACTGAAACTAAAGCAATGAGAGAGGACGTAAACGATATTACATCACGGGTAGACGAAATAGAAAAACGTCCTACAAAGCGATACGAAACAGTAGTTACCGCCATTATTACGGCATTAGTCGGCGGTTTGATAGGTTATTTTATTAAAATGTTGGGTTTTTAGTATTTTAGGAGGTATGTAAAAATGAAAGAATGGTTTAAATGTGCAGGAATAAGAGCAATCAAGACGATTGCACAGACAGCGATTGCGACAATCGGTACGGCCGCCGTACTGGGTGACGTCAACTGGGTAATGGTTGCGTCAGCGGCGGCATTAGCAGGCGTACTGTCGTTGCTGACATCAGTTGCGACGGGATTGCCGGAAGTGAATAACGAAAAGGGGGAATAAAATATGACGTTACAAGATACCGTTGCACTGATGAATAGTGCAGATTATAAGGAACGTTTCAAGGCGGAATATTATCAATTAGCCAATAGGTTCAAAGGATTAAAGAAAATGTTGGAGGAATGGGACAGGGGAAAACTAAAATTTTCCCCAACGTGTCCACGCAGTACATACA